AGAAATATATTAGAACCACAACCTTATTTTTTGGACATTGTTGATAAAGCCTTTTTCATGTTGAATGAAAACCATCCAAATCCGTTTTTCTTCTCTAGTGAGAGAGCCATACTTCCCAGTATCAAAATATTGAGAGTTTTGTTGTTTTTTGAATTCATATTTGTTTCCACTGGAATCGACAGCATCGTACAATCTCTCTGAAAGAACCTCTAAATCTTCAAAACAATCCACAATTGTCTGTTCTTTGCCACCTGCTCCACTAACATCAACATTTAATAATTTTTCAAATCTTGGTTTTAACATTTTTCCTCCTGTATGTTAAGAACGTAACATATTTTACTTGACTTGTCAAGAACTTTCTGTTATGAGGCAAACTCTTTGATAATTACTATGATTATTAAAGGGAGTTTTAAATGTCCTATCCAGAACTTACACCAATTAGCAATAGCTCTAAGGCTATTTTAACTTCTACTGGCTCTCACAGTGCAGTAAACGCAGCTTGCCCTTTGAAGTTATATTCAGAAACCTCAAGTCCACTCTATTCCACTGATTTTATCACAGGAGCAGTGGAACAAGTAACATATACCTATAGAAAACTAGGTGGCGACACACTAGACCTAGAAATCCTCCCAGAAACAGTCTACTCTGCCTTTGAAGATGCTGTGATTGAATATAGTTACATTTCGAACCTTTACACTGCAAAAAACTACCTCTCTACTGCGCTAGGGCAGCAAACTGCTTCCTTTGACCACAGGGGAGAGTACAAAAGTGGTTCTCTTAGTTCATCTTTGGGTGGGAAAAATGCAGCTTTGATTTTCCCAAGGTTCAATTATTCTTACCAACGCAAAGTTGGTCTTTTGGCTGCTTCTGAAGCAAACTTAAATGGCGATAGACCAGTTTATTCAGCGTCTTTCGATTTGGCAGATGGTGTTCAGGACTACAACCTCCAATCAATCATCTCTTCTTCTGCTGCTTCTGGTGGAGTTGATTACTCATCCCTTGGTGACAAAAGAATAACAATCAAAAGAGTCTTCTATAAGTCACCCTTGACGATGTGGCGATTTTTTGGGTTTTTCCAAGGTGGCCGAATGGGTGGTTCATCCACCTATGGTCAATGGGCTAATGATTCGACCTTCACAGTCGTTCCTACATGGCAAAACAAGCTGCAAGCACAAGCATACGAAGATGCCTTCCATGTCAGGGTTTCACACTTCTCCTACGAACTTAAAAACAACAAAATCCGTATTTTTCCCATGCCTGATATGTGGTCTAGGACTAAAATGTGGATAGAATTTGGGTATGACGAAGATAGCTGGACATCTTCAGATGGAGACTCTTCTGACAGTGGTTTAAATGGAGTTAATGGTCTCTCTAACATTCCATATTCTAACTTACCATATACTTCCATTAACTCCATTGGAAAGCAATGGATTCGAAAGTTTGCACTGGCTTCAACCTTGGAAACACTGGGGATGAATCGTGACAAGTTCAAAACCATTCCTATTCCCGGAGAATCTGTCACCCTAAATGGTTCTGATTTGATTTCAAGAGCCAAAGAAGAAAAACAAGAATTAAAAGAAGAACTCAAGAAAATTTTGGAAGATTTGACACCTGAGAAAATGACAGAAACTGACAAAAACATAGCAGAAAATGTTCAAGGTGTGTTTTCTAAAGTACCAATGACCTTTTTTGTAGGATAACAAATGTCTCAACAAAACAAATGGAATAGACCTACAAACCCACCACCCAGTTTATTTACTGGGCCATCTGAACGGGATTTTGTCAAACAAATCAACGATGAATTGATTGAAAGGGTTATTGGGCAAACCATTGCTTATTTTCCCATTGATTTAAACACAACAGAATTTCATGACATTTATGGAGAAGCAATTCATAAAAATTACCACAATCCAATTGTCATTAAGTGTTTGATTAAGTTTGAGAACCACACAAACAGAATCAATCACAAAGGAATCGACAGAATTGCCAATCTCTCTATTTATTTCCACAAGAGAAGATTGACAGAAGACCAGAACCTCTTTGTTCGAGAAGGCGACTTTATCAAAGTAGGTGAGTTTTATTACGAATTGCTCAATTTAGAAGAGGGAAGGTGGTTGTTTGGTCAATCAAATAATTCTTTTCAAATTAAGGCAACTTGTGCAAAAGCTAGGAAATCACAGTTTGAGGGTAAATGATGAAGAATTCTGAACTTACTAGCATAGAAACAGTTGACAGGATTTTTTTTGAATGGGTTGCTGAAGATTTACAGTTGCATTCCAATACATTTGAAGGTTGGGAGCAAACCCCAGTAGTCTGGGGGAGCCCTGAAAGGTCTTGGCAAGCAAAACACAACAAAGAGTTAAGAGACCAAGATGGAGCGTTGATTTTACCGATTATCTCTGTCAAAAGAACTTCTATCAACAACTCTTTGGAAAACAAAGGCTCTGCTGTGAATCCATCTCCCAGTGGGCCGGGGATAAAAGACGCTTCAATCACAGTTTTCTCTGAAATAAACCAAGAGAAAACCAATAATTTCAAAAAAAAGGACTTCTTCAGAAAAAGCCAAGGTCAATTAATTGGAAAACCATCAAAATCTCACAAAGTTGTATACAACAGATATTCGATGGATATGCCAGTTTACTCAGAGTTTATTTATGAAGTTCACATTACGGCTCAGTATCAACAACAACTCAACCAATTACTTCAGCCATTTTTGAATTATGGTTTTGGTCATAAATACTTCATTCTTAAAAAATATGGGCACTCTGTTGAAGTATTCCCTGAAACTTCTTTTCCAATTCCTGATAACGACCCTACAAACGCTGAAAGAATCTACGAATCAACAGGAACTTTCAAAGTCTTAGGGAATACAGTTGGAATGGGAGACAATTCAGACAAGCCCAAATTAACTAGAAATGAAAACATAGTAGAGTTTCGTCTTGGTAGAGAACGAACAATAACCACAGATGACCTAAAAGATATTATGAAAGATGGTATTAAATTAAAAGGTTGAGAAACTCAAAGTATATTTAAAAGTGTATAAGAAACTAGGAGAAAACAATGGCAGTGGAAAATTATAAATTTGTTTCACCTACGATTGAAACAAGAGAAGTTTCTCAAGGTAAAACTAGAAGACCAGTAGAAGAAGTTGGCCCTGTAATCATTGGTAGATTTACCAAAGGGCCGTGGAAGGCAACAATCCAAGACGAAAAGGAGTTGTTGCAAGTTTTTGGTCAGCCTGAATCTGGCGTAGGTAGCAAAACAAACGATTTTTGGCGTGAAAGATACGCGCAAGCGCCTACTTATGGTTCTTACGCTGCTTATGCTTACTTGCAGAACGCTGGGCCTGTAACCATCATCAACTTAAAAGGGTTGGAACACCCCAGAAAGACGACTGGTGGTGAGGCTGGTTATCCGAAAAGTTCTGACGATTTGACACCTAATGCAACAGCCTCTCAAAACGCTGGAGCCTATGGTTTGTTTTTGATTGATTCAGCTAGTTCTTATACGGCAAATAGCCCCAAGGGTGTGTTGGCTGCTGTCTTTTACTTACAAAGTGGTTCCTCTATTCGTTTGACGGGTGAGGATGTCGATGGAAACAATGTCACCTCTGAAACTTCTGGGAGTGCTCATTGGATTAAATCTAGTGGTGTCAACAAACAATTCACTACAGTCATCAAACAACAAGGCGTTTCTCACGGGAAGTCTGCTATTACAGCATCTTTCGACTTCTCTGAAAACTCCTCTAAATTCATTCGCAAAGTGTTGAACACCAACCCAGTCCTGACCAACGGTGAACTTGTAGATACTTCTAAAGCGTATGCTTATAGTCGTTATTATCTTGGTGAAACCTTTGAAGATTTTGCGAATAGAAAGCTGACTTCTGGTAGTGTCGCTGGGGATGTCTATGGGTGTGTCTTGGCTTTGCACAATGCAACTGTAAATTATGCCGATTACCGCCAAGGGGCAAAAAAGGGTAGAACAGGTTGGATTGTTGGTCAAAACCTTGAAACCACGGGTAGTTTTGACCCCAAACAACTCACAAAACTTTTCAGATTTTGGGATTTGTCTGAAGGAGAATGGTCTTCGAGAAACGTAAAAGTTTCCATTAGCAATATTCGGTTCTCTAGAAATGACATTACAGGTTACGGCTTGTTTGATGTTGAGTTTCGAAATATTGATGACCATGACACCAATCCCAAATTCATCGAAAGTTTTGTGAATTGTTCTCTCGACAAAAATAGCCCGAATTACATTGGAAAGAAGATTGGAACAAAATATAGCGAATGGGACTATGACCTTAAAGAGTGGACAGAGTACGGGTTCTATGAAAACAAATCTAAACATTTTCGTGTTGAAATCGAAAGTGGAATTGACAGTGGGCTGACTGACCCTCGTTTGCTTCCTTTTGGGTTTTATAACCCTCCGACAAACCCAACATTTCAAGTTATGGCCGGGGCTTCCCTTACAGACTTGAATATTTCAGGGAGTGAGTTGTTGGCGAAAGGTGGAGTAAATGATATTCCTCATGCACCATACGACGGTGTGTACATGTCTCTGAACACCACCGCTTCATACGACTTCCCCCAACCTCAATTCATTCTGAGTTCTTCGGATGTCAATGTTTCCGACCCACGAGATGTTTACTTTGGTGCAGACTATACAATCAACAACTCCCAGCGACGATACACTGGCTTTGTTGATTACACTAAATATTTGCCTGTTGGACTCTCCGACAACGAAACATATCAAGAAGTATTTACTTTGGATAACGTAAGACAGAGTTCAGGTTCTGTTGGTGGTTGGAAGTTGGATGCTTTTTACGAAAGTGGCTCTCACCTTGCAGGTGACTCTATGACTGCTCGTGGTGTAGAAAGCCCATTGGCAACTTCTACTGTTGGTTACAAAGCTGTCTTGAATGCTGGCTTCAATAGTTTCACAGCGCCTATTTATGGTGGTTTTGACGGCTTTGACATTACCGAAAAAGAACCTTTTCATCACAGAGCAGGTGGTGGCTCAATCGAATCTGGAAAAACTGAATTCAACTCTGCAATGTATAACTCTATCAGAGTTGCGATTGACTCTATTCGAGACCCTGAAAAAGTAGATTTGAACTTAGCTTCAATCCCCGGTGTCAAAAATACGTCCTTGACTGATTCTTTAATTGATGTTGCAGAGTCAGAGGGCAGAACAGACTTTTTGAGTGTCATTGACTTGGAAGGCGATTATACCCCGAATACAGAGGACTCTACTGCTGAAACAGCTAGAATGCCGAATGTAGACACAACAATCAGCAACCTTGAGACTCGAAAAATCAATTCGACTTATGCTGCCTCTTATTACCCTTGGGCGGTTGCAGAAGACCCATTTTCCTCCAACCAAGTTGCACTGCCTCCCAGCGTTGCAGGTGTTGGAGTCATGGCTTATACTCAAAGAGTTGGCGAATTGTGGTTTGCTCCCGCTGGATACAACAGAGGCGGTCTGTCTCGAAGAAATGCTGGTCTGAATTTTGTGGATGTTATCAAACCTCCCAAAAAACGTGACAGAGACCGATTACAAGAAATGGGTGTCAACCCCATTGCGAAAATGGGCAAAGATATTGTCATTTATGGTCAAAAAACCATGACGCAAGAACAAGTGGACACAAATCGAATCAATGTACGTCGAATGATGATTTTCTTGAAGAAAACATTGGCAAACATTTCCAAAGAGATTCTTTTTGAAGGAAATGTTCAGGCGACTTGGGACAAATTCCTTTCCAAAGCACGTCCTGTCCTTGATAGGTTGAAAGCAACGATTGGAATCGAAGACTACAAATTGATTTTGGATGAAACTACAACAACCGAAGCTCTCAAAGACCAAAACATTCTTTATGCTATTATCGCAGTTAAGCCTGTGAAGTCTATTGAGTTTATTGGAATGGACTTTGCTTTCATCGACGATAGAGCAACTTTCAATGACTAAGAAAAATTTAGGAGAAACTAATAATGAATAATAAAATTTTTTGGACAGACCAAGACTCTGAGCCGAAAAGAAATCATAGGTTCCGTCTTAACTTTACTGGATGGGCTAACAGTCTTGGCATTGCAGACGTGAACTGGTTGGCTGATAAGGTTGATAGACCTAAGCCATCTACAAGTTACGAAGAATTGCCTTATTATCAACATAAATTCAAATATCCGGGTAGCACAACTTGGAACGACGTTTCTGTTACATTTAGAGACCCAGCATTGCCTGATGTCATGGCTGGTCTTTATTCTGTTTTCAAAAATGCTGGCTATCGCATCCCCAACTCTCCCACCGCAATTTCTACCATTTCAAAAAAGAAAATGGTGGCAGCAGTTGGGGATATTGTCGTTGCTGTAATTGATTCTGATGGCAACGACATTGAAACTTGGGTTTTGAGAAATGCTCAGATTGGTGATATTACACCTTCAGGTCTTGGACATGACGACCAAGGCTTCTCAAAAATTGACATTATGATTAAATATGATTTTGCAGAACTCAATGAAAACAGAAGCAGCGTAAAGACTATGATCATGGTGAGCCATCTCATGATGCATTCCTTTCTACAAAATGATAAGGTTTCATTGATAACATCATTAGACATCGCATAGCACGACAGCATCGCGAAGGCTTTGCAGAGGATCTCTTGTTGGAATGAATTCCTGCCCAACATATCCCGTATAGCCCGTCTTGACGATCTCTTCCATAATGGGTTTGTAATTAATCTCCTGAGTATCATCCG